GCGGACGTACCTGCATTTGCAGATCAATAAAATTAACGTTAATGTGGGCCTTCGGGCCCACATATTTTAGGAGAAAATATTATGCATAGCATAGGAAATGTAAAAGCGTCGGTAGCTTTATCAAGTGATGGTCGATTACAAGGATTTATCGGAGGCTCAGCTGCCAACCTTGGTCCTATAAGAATTAAATCTATACAATGTCAATCTAGTGCTGCAGACGGTGAGATTAAAGTTTACGATAATACTTCTGCTGCTGGAGAAATAAAAATTCATTTAAAGTGGGGAACTGCTGCGAATGAACCTTTAGTTATGAATTTTGACGGCAATGGTGTGAGGTTTGAAACTGCAGCTTTTGTAGACGTAACCAATTGTGATTTTGTAGTTGCTTACTACAATTAAGGAGTAACGTATGGCTGTATCAGGCTCTACAGATTTTAACATAGACGCCGCAGAAGTAATTCAAGAGGCCTACGAAAGATGTGGACTTCAAGAAGTTACTGGTAAAGATTTACGTGCAGCTATACGTAGTATGAATTTGCTGATGTCTGAGTGGGCCAATCGTGGCCTTAACTTATGGACCATACAGTTAGGCACACAAGCAACAACTGCTAGTGATTCTGATTATACTTTAGACACTAATATTGTAGATGTTTTGGAAGTTGTATTAAGAGACGCTAATAATTTAGATACAAATCTTGGTAGGGTAAGCCGTGCAGATTATCATATGCTTCCTAACAAAAGCACAGAAGGCAGACCCTCTCAGTTTTATTTTGAAAGAACAACGACGCCGACTTTATTTTTATATCCAACTCCTGACCTATCTACCTATAGTGTAAGGTACTATTACTTAAAAAGATTAGATGATATTGATTTACCAACAGATGATCCAAATGTTTCATTTAGATTTTTGCCTTGCTTAGTTGCAGGTATGGCTTATTATCTTGCCATGAAAAAAGCACCTGAAAAAATTCAACTGTTAAAAGCAGTTTACGACGAAGAATTTGAACGAGCTCGACAAGAAGACAGGGAACGCTCTAGTTTTAGTGCAGTTCCTGGACGAGGGTACTTTAACAACTACTAAAGGAGGATTTATGATTAGTAAGTTACTTTTTATAAAAGACTGGGCGATGAATCTTGATAAGAAAAAAAAGATCATTGCAGCAGCCATTGTAATCATAATTATTATTGCACTGGTAAAATAATGGAACCACGTAATTCAACAGAATTAATCGTTATCCATTGTGCGGCAACAAAAGCTTCTATGGATGTGGATGCAGCAACCATAAAAGATTGGCATGTCAATGGCAATGGATGGCGAGATATAGGTTATCACAAAGTAATAAAACGTTCGGGAGAAGTTGAAGACGGACGAGATATTCGTGATTCAGGAGCACATGCTGCTGGATATAATCACAAAAGTATAGGTATTTGTCTTGTAGGAGGCATGGCTGATGACAATTCTGCTGAAAATAATTTTACCGATCATCAATGGATAGCTCTTTTGGTATTGGTTAAAGAATTAAAAGATCAATATCCAGACGCTGACGTTATTGGTCATAATGAAATAAGTGAAAAAAAATGTCCGTCATTTGACGTTCAAGAATGGAAAAAGGATAATTTATAATGGGACCATTACTATCAATGTTGCCAACTGTCTTAAAAACTGGCGCATCAATATTTGCTAACAGACAAAAAGCAAAAATACTTATGTCAGATGCTGAACTACTTCACGCACAGAAAATGGCAAATGGAGAAGTGGAGTATCAAGCCGCTGTTAGACAATCAAACGACAAAGGATGGAAAGACGAATTTGTCCTTATCCTTGTGAGTGCGCCTGTGATTTTACTGATATGGTCAGTATTCTCTGACGATCCGGAAATACAAGCAAAGCTACATATGTTTTTTGAACAGTTTAACAATCTGCCTTTTTGGTACCAGACGCTATTTGTAGGCGTCGTCGCTAGTATATACGGCCTCAAGGGAGCCGATATTTTCAAAGGTAAAAAATGATTTGGGTTATTACATCAATGTTGTGGTATCACGATGTTGAAAAACCTATACTTACGGACTATTTAGTTAAATCTTTTGATACAAAACCTGCTTGTCTAAATTATGTTTGGGACAACAAAGTAGATATGATAGATGGTTTATTAGAAGTACACAGAGAAGTAGATGGTGTTAAACTAAGAACGTTTGCTTTTTATTGTGAGAATAGATTTGTAGAATTAGAGGAAGTATGATGGATTTTTCTGGTTTAGGGGTTTATTTTTTTTATGTATCAATAGCTGTACTAATTTATGAAAATCTCTGAAAACACACAAATTTCGCTCCCGGCGCGTAACCTTTTAGCTATCTTACTAGCAGTTGCGATCGGCACCATGACGTATTTTACAATTGTTGAAAGATTAAATCGAATTGAGACTACACTACAGCTCATGGAAAAAGATATAGAAGCCGCTAATACTTTTGTAGATGGTGTGCCCAAAGGAAATATGGTCAGTCCACAAGTCCAGGAGCTCTACATGTTGGTGGAATACCTTGGGGAGAATGTAGAAAAATTAAAAGAACAGATGGAAGCAGAAATACCAATGATACTTAAAAACGATATGGTTATACAATTTCATGAAGATCGTATTATAGATCTAGAAGAGAGAAAGAATGGAAACCATTAAAGTTGTTTTTGCAATACTCATGATACAGAACGGTTCAACAGTAGAAATGGTGCCAACTGACGGCCTTAGCGATTGTCTTAAGCAGAAGCGGATTATTTCTCGCAACATTGGAGAAGACCAAGAAGGCATATACATGAGCTGCAAAGAAGTAGAGGCTGTTGTATATGAAGACATGGGACGTCTAAAAATAAAGAAAATTGTAGAATAATAACGACTTGACTATCAATCATATCTAAGTAAATTATAATATAACATACAAGCAGTTCGGGGGGATTATGCTTAAAGGTATTTCAATACTAGTTATTGTATTAGTTGGATTTTTATGGATGTTTGGTTCTTTGATGGACTCTGCAATGGCAGACGTAACAGGCGCTGGCTCAACAACTAACACACAATCGACATCAGGCTCATCAGCTAGTAATACAGCAATTACAGGTGGTTATCACAGTGAGGCTACAACAAACTATCAAGATGGCTCATCATCTAACAACACTACAAACAACAGTACTACAAACAATAACAACTCTTATACAGGCGATCAACGTACCGTACCATCTGCATCTGCTCCCGGTATCTCTGCAATGTCGCAAGATCTTTGTACTGTAGGTGTATCCGCAGGTATGCAGAAACCATTAATAGGTGCAAGTATTGGTATTACAAAACGTGATATGAATTGTGAACGTATGAAATTATCTAAATTATTGTTTGATTTTAACATGAAGGTTGCTGCTGTATCCATACTATGTCAAGATAGTAGGGTGTTTCAAAGCATGGCACACGCTGGCACACCTTGTCCATTTAATGGTAAGATAGGTGACGCTGCATTAGAAGAATGGAATAAATACGACAAACAAAGACCAGACTACGAAGAATATGTATCTGCTTTAAGATATATGGAAAAAGTAGATGCAAAAATATTGGAGGATTTAAATGAAGAACCTAGTATTGTTGACGGTGATGGCAACGCTGTTATCCTCGGTAGTCAAGGCTGACGTAGTAGTTATACCAGACACACCAAACGTAGGCGACACAACTACAATCACTACTGTAACAACCGGTAATCCTGTTACCTCAGATAATCTTATATCTCACGATTGGATTGATGGTAGCTGGGAAGGAACTATGTTTCCAGACTCATCAGATATTAACGAAAATATTTATCTTACAGGTAAAGATGGCGCATATGCAGAGACTACAATTAACTCAGAAGATCATGTATCGATAGAAGAATTAAGACTGGGGTTTAGTTCTAACTTTAATGCTGACATACGCTGGTGGAACCCAACTGAGTCAACTGTGACCATGACACAGACGGCAAACAATGGAGTAGATTCTACAACACAAAGCACAACATTTGAAGACACAACAAATCATAATTACGAGTTTAATAACTATGGCAACACATTAATTATGAATGCTGATCCTGAAATGACACACGGGACACTGACTGCACGTTTTGATTTTGATATACAAGGTAATAAAAAATATAATGGTGGACATGCGGGTGTAGATGTTACGGACCCAACACTAACTGTAGATTACACTGCGTTGTCAGCAACAACTGTAACAACGGTTGAATACTGTTGGCAAAAAAATCCACCTACGTGTCCTGGACAAGATGAGATAGATATTGTTGAAGACATAATAGACGACATCGATACTATTATTTACGATATACCTGACGACTTCTTTGAACCAGAGCCTATTCCAATAGATATTGAATACTCATTCAATCCTGATTTGTTTGAGGAAGAAGAGTTTGATATACAAGATGATTACATGATAGCTGATGAATTTTTTTTTGAGGACGATTACTATCAAGATGACTTTTACGAAGACATTGAATTGGGATACGTTCTTGAAACAAGTATCGAAATTGATATAGAATTTTTTGATTGCTTAACAAAACTAGAAAATAAAGA